CAGATAAAGCAAAAATTGACGTGATTAAAAAGGGCAAAATAGAGCAGTCAATAGAGATTATAGAAAGAGCATTAAAGCCGAACAGGAAGCCTTGCCTTGCATTTTCCGGAGGTAGCGATAGCTCAGTTTTATTAGATATGATGTGCAAAGCCGGATATAAGCCGGTTATAATCTGGGCTGATTCACAGATGGAGTATCCCGGGACCCAAGAACACATTGAAAACATAGCATCAAGCTATGGACTAGACCTGAAAATTGCCATATCAAATAGGACTCCGCTTGAGCAATGGGAGGCTACGGGCTGGCCTATGCTGGGGAAGTTGGCAGCTCGACTCTGGATGCAAAAAAACAGAGGCATAATGGGGTTCAGGATTAATGTATCAGAATGCTGCAGGGCGATTAAGATTATACCGGCTAGATTAATGACTAAAAAATCAGGCTGTAATGTGCAGATAACGGGACAAAGAGGGAAAGCGGATGATAACCTCCGGGGACTAAGGAATATAAAGGACGGTGATCTATATTTCCAGGTTAAGGATAATGTCTGGGTTGCTAATCCTTTAAACGGCTGGATGGATGGCGAAATTAAAGGATATATCCAAGAGAATAAGCTACCTGAGCATCCGGCCCGGACAAGAGGTGCGAAAACAATCGGCTGCGTATATTGCGGGGGTGGTTGTCAATATACAAATTCAGGCTACCGGGTGCTGCGGAAAACCTGGCCAGAAGCTTGGTATAGATTCATGGTAGAATGGGGAGGTGGCTTGATTATCCTGGCGCTTCGGTATAAGATACATTTATACCATATCCAGAAAGCTGTTCTGGATATAGGCGGATTGGATTATATAGCAGAAAATATGCCCTGGCTGTTTGACTTTACAAGGAAAAAGCCAATATTGGGATATAACAAGTAATATGGCTAGAAAAACAAAATATGAAGATGACTTCCCGGCAAGAGCTGAGGATTATGCAAGGCAAGGGATGATTGATAAAGAGATAGCAAAGAAACTTGGGATATCTGAGAAGGTTTTTTATGACTACCAGACGAAATATCCTCAGTTTTTACAGGCCATAAAGAGAGGGAAAGCTCCAGTAGATTTTGAAGTTGAGAATATTTTATTAAAAAAAGTTCGAGGATTTGAGTATGACGAAACCCATATTGAATATAAAGATTTACCGGTAAAAGGGAAGGATAAGCCGAAGCCTACGTCGGTTAAAAGGATTAAGAAATTAGTTATACCAAGCGATACGGCAATAATATTCTGGCTTAAAAATAGACGGCCTAAGAAATGGCGGGATAAGCAGGGAATAGAGATTTCCGGGGAGGACGGAGAACCCGTTAAGATTGAATATGTGCCGGTTAAGAAGAGGGAGAAAAAATGAAACCACATAAATGTCCAGTATGCGATGGCGCAGGTCATGTTTGGCGACCTCCGGGTGTTCCTGGCGACCAAGAAACTTGGGCTAGTTCCGAGATTAAATCTTACCCATGTGCGGCTTGCGCTGGCACAGGGATTGTCTGGGAGAAAACAGATTGTTCAATTTCAGACCCACTGGGAGCAGGCCTTTCGGAGAAAGCTCGGGAAGCATTGGGATTAAGCGAGACAGGAGAAAATGATAACAAAACAGGTTGAAGTAACCAGGGTATTTGAAGAGAATATCTATGCCAAGAAAACTATAGTTGTAAATGTGGGTGGAGCGCGTAGCTCAAAATCTCATAGCATAACGCAGGTGATGATTCAGAAGCTTATTAATGAAAAGAAAAAGGATTTGCTGACTACAAGGAAAACCAATCCGGCCTTAAAAAATACAGCATACAAGACAGCAGTAAATCTATTAAAAGAGTATGGATATTATAACGGGCTAGTGCATAACAAAACGGACCAGATAATACACAATCCCAAAAATGGCAATATGTGGCTGTTTACTTCTATCGACAACCCGGAGAGGATCAAGAGTACAGAGTTCAATTATATCCATATGGAGGAAGCCAGCGAATTTACCTATGATGATTTTATGATTCTAAAGCTGCGGTTAAGCGGCAAATGTGAAGAGGGCGAACAGAACCATATGTATTTGAGTTTAAATCCAAGCGACAGAAACGGATGGATTAAAGAAGAGCTGATGGAGAAGTGGGATATCGACCTTATAGAATCGACCTTTCTTGATGCTATAGAGTTCCTCCCGGCCGAGTATGTATCCGAGCTAGAGGGGCTAAAGGAACAAGACCCAGAATATTATGAGGTTTATGCACTTGGGAAGTGGGCTGAATTATCGGGGATAATCTGGGGCAAGCCTGAGATTAAACAGGCATTCCCGGAAGTTAAGGAAACGATCTATGGTATGGATTTTGGCTACAATCATCCCTCTGTTTTAATAGAGGTAGGGATTGACATGGATCTTATGGCGCTATATTTGAGAGAGTTAATATATGAGACCCATTTAACTAATCTCCAATTAATAGATAAAATGAAAGAGGCTATACCAGCAGAGGTTAGGCATAGAGAGATATATGCAGACTCAGCAGAACCGGCCAGGATCGAGGAGATCCACAGAGCTGGCTTCAATATAAAGGCGGCTGATAAAGGAAAGGATTCCGTCATAAATGGGATTGATATGGTTAAGCGATTTAAGCTATATAGCCTGGAATCGAATACACATCTTAATCCTGAGTTTGCAGGATATAAAAACAAGGTTGACAAGAATGGGAAGATATTAGATGAGCCGGTTAAATATGAGGATCATTCTTGCTTTATAGCTGGAACAAAAATAATAACCGATGAAGGACTTAAAAGCATAGAAACATTAAGAATAGGGCAGATGGTTTTGACAAGAATTGGCTTTAGAGAAATCATAAATAAATTTAGTTTAAAAAATCAAGATGTACATAAGTATAGAATAAATAACACTGATATAACATGTACAAAAGATCATAAAATATTTACATTAAATAGTGGATTTAAAGAAATACGCTCCTTGACATTGTGCGATATGCCCTATATAATAAACAATAAGGAAGCATTTAAATGTATAAAGCTAGAGTACATGAGGAAATTATTTTCAAAGGCATTAAATATAGAAGATATATGGACTCTAAAAAGAGAGATTGTAGAGTATATTTTAGGCCAGGAGGAAATTATATTAGATTGGGATACGAAGCGCTGCATAGAGAGATATGGAAAGATCATCATGGTAAAATTCCTTCAGGCTATCATATACATCACAAAGACAATAACTCGCTTAATAATAAATTGGAAAATCTTGAGCTTAAGAAGGGCAATGAGCATTTATCAGACCATGCTAAAGAAGATTGGGTTAATAATAGAAAGAAGAGAATTAAAGCTCTTGATAAAATTAGAGATAAAGCAAGTGAATGGCATAGGAGTAAAGAAGGCAGGGCATGGCATAGAAAACATGCGAAAGAGATCGGATTTCCTTATAATAAAAGAAAAATTAAAACATGCTTACAGTGTAACAAAAAGTTTCCTGGCTTATCCCATCAAAAGTTTTGTTCCAATGCCTGCAAAAGCAAACTTAGGCGTGCGGAGCGGATTGATTTTATTTCAAAATCCTGTATCATATGCGGAAAAGAATTTAAATCAAACAAATATCACCGAACCAATGCATGCTCAGGATCATGTGCGGCAAAATATCGCTGGAGAATACGAAGGGAAAAGAACGGTTTATAACCTTTCTATAAAAGATCAATCAGAATATTTTGCTAATGGAATTCTTGTAAAAAATTGCGACGCAACACGCTACCCCGTCTACACTCATATGAAGGAACGATTTGAAGCGTTAGGCCCGGGCCGAGTATATCACAAAGGACAGGAGAAAGCAGCAGCAAAGGCTCCAATGATATTAGAAGATTTAAAATTGGCTGAAAAGACCAGGCAGATGATAGATAAATATGGCTATGCCGCCCTGGGAGCATTCGCCCATTCGATGTCAATGCCTGGTGATGTTTTACGTCAGCGATTAGTTGACCTAGGCTTTAAGGAACATAAGCCAAACAGATTCATATATGGCGATAATTTCAAGATGCCTGAGAA